TGTATTGTTTAGAATAGTTAGGATAAAAAAAAATTAAAGTGTTGTTAAGTGTGTTTCGAGTTTTCGAATAAAGCTTTCAAGAAATTTCCTCTGTTCTCTTGGTTTAACCAAGCTCAAAAGATATGCTAAATAGAGTTCTAAACGTTCGTTTTCACTCATGTGCATCAATTCGTTTCTTGAAAACACCACACTTAACTCACTCTTAAAACTCATTCTTATGTTCTCTATTGCTTCACTCTTTTGCATCTGGATCACCGTACATAACTATGAAACTATGAGTTTATAAACTTTTTTATATTTCCTCTTTATTTTATAAACTCACAAATAAAAACGAATTAAGCTTATTTTTGTAAATAAGTTTATAAACTATTAGAAAACACAAAATATATATAGTAATAATACCTAACCATACAAACGAATAAAATAATATTATTATTTCATATAATATATAATAATAGTAAATATACATAATATAAATAAAACATATTTGAACTTTTTTTAACGAATTCGTAAAGATTTATACCTTTTTTTGTAAATATAAAATAAACATAATGAGTGTCTCACGAATAGGGTTTAATTTAACGGTTTTTCGGGATATCGAAGCGGTTTTTCGGGTTATTGTGTGGTTGAATGGGATTATCGTGCTTTATTCGTTATTTTATGTGTTATTTAAACGAATTTCGTAAAAAGAAAACGAATTTAAGCTTATTTTCGTATTTCGAACCCTTAAATGTTTATTCCAAATAATGTATGAATGGTTTATAAACTTTTCGAACCCATTGATTTTTAAACAAAGTAAAACACTTTTGATTAACTGAATGTCCATATTTGTGCATCATTGTGAAAACGAATAATTGAGTTTTATTTTAAAAAATAAGGTTAATTTAGTCTTATTTTTTGAATTAAAAACAGAGAAGAGTATTAGATTTAAAATCGATAGGCGTCAAAGGTGTATATATTTTTCGACTAAAAGTTTAGATACTTTTTTATAAACTAAATTATAACACCGTATAATTTTATTCGAACACATATTATTTAATATTGGAAAATATAAAAAAGGGGGAATTTAATTGTTTTGTTTGACTTTTGGTTAGAAGTAAAACATATTTGTTTGACTTTTAAGTGCCGTTTATCGTTTTTACAAAATCGATATGCGTAGGCGTTATTTGTCGAATTGACAACACATTTCTCAACATTTTTATAAGATGTTTTTATATATACATTATTATGAAAATGTGAAGTTATTCCAAATAGTTTGAATTCATTAAATTTAAGTTAAGTAAAATAAAGTTGTTTTATAATATTAGAAATTCATAATTTCATTAAAATACGAATTTGTTAATTTGTTATATTATGATATTCGAAAATTATAATATTAGAAAGTCGTCATTTTTTCAAAACCAACCCCCTATACAATGAATTTAAAATTTGTAAAAATCCAAGTTTATAAACAAATTTAAAATTTTAAACAAAACAAATAAATACATTTAAATAATAGAAGGCGAAATTTACTAAATATGGGTGTAAATATGAAAAACGACGGTTGTCCAATTTGTAATGCCGAAAATTGTGTGGAAATTACGAAGGGGTTGTTATTGGGCAAATTGACGTTGAAAGGGGTCGCAAATCATTTTAATATGTCAATTCAACAGGTTTGGGAGCACATTACCCAGCATGAAATCAAAGTGGGCGACAAAAAGTCAAACAAACTTGATTTAACGGAGCAACTTGAAATGATTTCACGGACGTTAATTGACGATTATTTGTTGAAAATTACGGTGGGCGACTATGGTTCAACCCGTGAAATTAAAGAAATTGTGAGTGAAATTCGGCAAATTTGCAAAACAATTGACGACATTAAAAATAAAGTGGCGACACAATCACAGTCTTCGACAAATATAAATGTTATGATTAATAATTTGCAACAGCAATACCAAAGTCAAATAGATGGGCTGATTGAGTTGATAATGGGCGACGAGTTGTGTGATAAATGTAGGGAAAAAATAATGAAGGTTATGAAACTTGATGAGGGTGAAGTAATTTATGGATGGAGAAAGTAAAACAAATGTGTTTGACCAAAATATTTTGTCGCCATTCAAAAAATTATATTTGGCGAATTTGATGAAAACACAGCCGTCAAAGGTAATTGAAGATGTATTTGGTTTTGAGATGTTCCCAGCCCAAAGGGAAATTTTTGACAAATTTTATTTGAATAAATATCGAAGGTTGTTTTTGGTTGCTGGGATGCGAAGTGGCAAATCCGTGTTGGCGTCAATGATGGCAATTTACGAATTTTTGTTGTTGTTATTGTTGCCAAATCCACAAGAATATTATGGGTTCATAGAAAACGACCCAATTTTCATTAGCGTGGTCGCAACATCGGAAGAACAGGCAAATGACACAATATTTAACCGTGTGAAAACAACCATTGAAAATAACAAGGATTTCTTTTCGACTTACGACATCAAAATCAAAGACCTCTCAATTTATTGTAGGGACAAAAATATAACGATGAAAACTTTGAGTTCGTGGTCTTCAACGGCGGTTGGTCGTTCAAACAAAGCTGTTATTTTTGACGAATTGTCGAATTTTGAGGAAACGGCTGGGAAGAGAGGTGCAGAGGAAATTTATACGAGGTTGTCAAAATCAACGGATACTTTTAAAGATGATGGTCATATAATTGCGATTTCATCACCAAAACGACCAAATGACATTTTAATGAAGTTGTATAGGATGGGTCTTGACGACCCAAAGACGTTATCAATATTGAAGCCGACATGGGAAATGAACCCAAATTATACAAAGGAATATTTGATGAACGAACATAAATTTAATATGACGGCATTTTACAGAGATTATGCGTGTAATCCAGCGTTGTCTTCAATTAAGTTGTTTGATGAAATCATACCTTTGAATAAAAATTTACCAAACATTTTGTTAAATCCAGATAAAGTCAGCGACAAAATAAAAGCAGAGCCACATGTATTGGCGATTGACCCAGCAGTTAAGTCGGATGGGTTCGGTGTCGCAGTTGGTTATTTTGACGAAGGTTTGAGAAAAATAGTTGTTGATGGTGCGACAACGATTAAGAAAGATATCGATGGTGAAAGATTAAGGGCGAATGATGTAAAACGTTTTATTTCACAAATAAGTAAAACAATTTCGATTGACACATTCATTTACGACACTTGGATGTTCATTGATTTGATAGATTGGGCGGAAGATGAAGGATTTATTGTTGAAAAGCACATTGTTAATAGACAGGATTACGAATTATTAAAGGAATTGATGTTGAGTGGAAATGCCATTGTTGTTTATGACGAAACACTTGAATATGAACTTGAAAATCTTGAAATCGTAAATGAAAAGAAGATTGACCACCCAAAGGGTGGTTCAAAAGACGTTTCAGATGCAGTCGCCAATTGTGTGAGATATGTTGCGGAAAATTCTTCACAATTTATAAATACTATTAATTCAGAAAATGAAAAGGATGAAAAAATACCAAAAGTGGGGGTTGTAATGATATGATTGGTGAGTTGAAGTCAAAGTTAATTGATTTGAGTTCGAGTATAAGAACAAAATTTTCGTTATTTAGAGGTAGTGGCGTCTATACATATAGTGGTCGTCGGATAATTTCAAATATGGTGAGAAATATTTTGAATGAGGCAAATTTCGACAACATGAATAGGAATGACATTTACGAAAACATTTATATGACAGAGCCGTCGGTTGGAGGGGCGATTGACCGTTTCTCATCGTTGTGTGCAATGGCATATCAGGGTCTTTACATTCGTGTGGGCGAAGAACTCGATAGTGATGAAAGGCGACTTCTTGAAATTGCAAATGAAGTGGAAAGAAAATTGGACGTAAGAAAGAAAATTGAGGCATGGGCTGAACTTCTCTTAATTCATGGAAATGTTTTCATTGACAAAGAAACATTATTCGTCTATCCAAATAGATATGTTTCGATAATTGACGAAAATGACGGTTATTCGACTGCAATTATTAATCCAAAATATTTCGTGTTTAATGAAGACCAACAGAACGAACTTCAAAAGATTGTAAAACCTTATGAGGACATTTACCACATTAAATACAAAGATACGAAAGTATTTGTTTATGACCACAAAAATAGATTGACTTATGGGATTTATTCAATTTCGCCACTTGACCGTTTGATTTACACTATTCAATGGAAGCGACAGATAATGGCGTGTGATATGCAAGTTAGATGGCGTTCAATACCAAGAGAGCATCACATCATCAATTCGAAGGCGTTTTCATTACAAAATTATACTGGGACGAGGGCGGAACGAATTACAAAGGCGAAAAATGACCTTGAAAACGAATTGACGAATTATGCGACCAAAATAAAGACACAAGAGCCAGATGAAGGTTATATAACGACTGATACGGTTGAAATTCGGCAAATAGAACCACGCTTTAATTATACAATGCCAAATGATTTGATTGACCAACTCACAGAAAATGTTTGGGTTGCGTTAAATACGCCCGAAAGTATTGTTAGTGGCTCTGCAAGGGGTTCATATGCGAGTGAATTGATAATAAGTGGTTATGTTGCGTCGAAAGTTATTCGTCTAACTGAAATTATTTGTGATGTATTGCTTGACATAATTAGAAACAAAGTTAAAGAAATTGATGATGGTTTGCCTGTTGATAAATTGAAGATAAAGGTTGCACTTGACTTGGAGGCATCGAGGCTTGAAAGGTTCAGACAGGCAAGTGTGATGGCACAAATGGGAATATTCACAGCAGACGAAATCAGAATGTTTCTTGGGTTCGAACCAAAGGGCGATTTATCAGTCGTCAATGTTCAAGGGCGAGAGACCATCAACGACCAAGCACGATATTTGAGACAAGGGCAAACCGAACCCACCACACCGCACAGCGACGAAAAACAAAGGAGGGAACATGGATGAGGATTATAGTCCCCAATTCCTGACCTCTCTCACATTTTTTATTTTTATAAAGATGACAATTCGACAAATTATCTACCATACTATTTCCTCGAATACAAAGGAAGTAATGACACAATATTCTAATTTAATAATTTTATCAAAACATTTAAATACTATTACTTTTTAAATAAGTGATTGGACATTAGTATGAATATTAGTGTAAAATTCGTATATAATTTGGTGGGTATTGGTAAATTATTAATATCAAAACCAGCTGGTGAAAATTATTATGCCGTATAATTCAATTGATGAATTGCCAGAAAATGTGAGGAATACATTAGATGAACATTTGCAAAAAATTTGGATGAATATTTTTAACTACATTTACAATAAAAGTGGAGACGAAGAAAAAGCCTTCAAATATGCGTGGGGTGTTGTGAATAAAATTCGTAATAAAAAAGGTGGTGATGCTAATATGAGTGATGAAGGAAAGAAAGAAATGGGTGCTGTTTCTGTTCATCATATTTTGAAAATTGATGAGAGGGCATGGGACAAAAATGTTGCTATTCGTGAGTTGAGAAAGTGGGCTTCAAAAGATGGAAGTGGTGAGAAAGATACAATTGATTGGAAGAAATACAGGATGGGTTTTGCGTGGTATGACGAGAGCGACCCTGAAAATTTCACATCTTATAAATTACCACACCACAGAGTAATAAATGGACGCCTCGTTGTTTCAAGACGTGGTGTGATTTCTGCTATGCAAACTATATTTGGGGCAAGGGGTGGTGTTGATATTCCAAAAGAAGATTTGAAAAAAGTTTATTCACATTTGAAAGCTCATTATGAAGATATTGGTCTTGAACCACCTGAATTTACACGCAATTTCTCGATTGGTGAGTTATCTTGGAATACTGTTGGCGACGCAATTGAAGTCGAAGGTGTGATTTTCCATGCTGGAACTCATACTGCAAATGATGGTTCAACTTACAATTTTAGCGAAAATGTCGTTAAGACTATGTATGAGGAACTTATCAAAAATGAACCAAAGACGACAAAAATAACATTTGAGCATGGTGGTGAAGTTATTGGTTTTGCAACTGCGTTTTCTTTAAATGACAAAAATGAATTGATGTTTAAAGGCTATATATTTGACACAAATGCAATTGACCTAATTAAAAGTGGTGTTTATAAAGATGTAAGTGCCGAATTGTTGATAACATATGATGAAGATGGTAATGTGAATGGTGCAGTCCTTGAAGACATCGCACTTTGTAGAAATGGTGCTGTTGAAGGTGCATCGTTAATTGCTGTTAGAAATGTTGCAATGTCCAATGGAAATGAAGATGAAGTTGAAACAATTGAGAGATTTTTGAGGACAAAAGGTCTAAATGACGATGATATTGAGAAAATATTTGATTTAATTGCGAAACTTTTAAATAGTTTTAGTGAGCCAAATGATGACGATATTGTTGTTCGTGAAGACGAACCATTTACAAATGAATACGGAGGTGTTGATGTAAGTATGAGTAAAGAAGAAAATAAGGCAGAAGTTAAGAATGAAGATATTAAGAATGAGGTTGAACAACCGAAGATTGAGGAGAAGAAAGAAATTCAAGAACAAAATACAAATGTAGGTGGTAATGAAGTGAATATTGAAGAGAATTATGTGCCAAAAGATGAATATATTAAGATTAAGGAACAACTTGACGCAGTTTATTCAAAGATGATTGAAGATAAGGTTTCAGAACTTAAAAATTATGGCATCAATGAGCCAGAAAAATTGATTGAAGATATTAATGACTATGAACAGAAATTGAAGATTTTGTCAAAGGTTGGCGAAAGTGTCAAAATTGCAAGTATTAAAGAAGGTTCTGTTTCAATTGGTGTTCCTGCTAATACGAATAGTGAGGATAAAATTAAAATTGCACGTGAAATGGGTATCCCAGAGGATTATATAAAGAAATATCTGATGGGAGGTAAATAAGGAGGTGATGTAATATGGGAAGTTTGGTAAATGATGGATTGGTGCAAACCTTCATTACGGAGGATGCACTTGATAGTGCTGGGTATGTATTGACGTTTGGTGCAACGGCTGGTAAGGTAAAGAAATGTGATGAAGATGACGTTGTAGTTGGGTTTGCTTTTACTTCGACGAAAGACCCAATAAGCGGAACTGCTACGGCAAATGTGCCTGTTGGTGTCATTATGAAGAGGAGTGGTATTGTTGTAAATCTGTTGCTTGAAGACGACAATCAAGCAATTAGTTATGGCGACCCTCTCTGTCCAACATCTGACGCTAACGAGAAGGGCAAAGTTGATTTGAAGGACGGAGCTAATGAAACAGGAACTCTCGTTGCTTACGCATTGGAGAGTAAGAATGCAGATAGTGGAGGAACAATTAAGGCATTAATAGTGTGAGGTGATGAAAAATGGCATATACGACTTCGGATATTGATATAATTAAGGCGGAAGTATTGAGAGATGTGGTTTATAAGAGGGCAGAGGAACTCCTTGTTGGTAAGAATGCAATTCCAGTCAGAGGAATTAGAAGTCTCGACATAAAGTTGAGTGTTCCAACTGCTACTTACCTCGAACCAGACAAAGTTGCAGAGGGTTCTCTTGCTGATGTCAAGGAACTCACATGGATGGACATAACTGGGTCATTGGAGAAATATCAGGGTGTTGTAAGAATTACTGACGAAAGTATAATTAGACAGCTTGATGATGTGCAGATGCAAAAGTCTGTTGATGCTGTTGCAAGAGGACTTGCCATTAAGAAAGATGAAGAGATATTCAACGCAATTACTTCATCTGCTGGTCAGCTTGTAAATGCAACCGCAACTTGGGACGATGCAAATGCTGACCCAGTTGGCGACATTGCATCAGCACTCGAAAAGATACTCGAAAACACAGTATTGACCACAGAGGACTTTAACAACATTGGTCTATTTGTCCCAGTTGGTGGCTATGCAAACCTGACAAGACTTGCTGAAATCAATAACATAACCCAGAGTTATGTTGATTATATACGCAATGCATTTGGAATAAAGATTTATCCAACAAGACAGCTATCAACTGACGCATACATGGTCGTCAATAGCGATGAAACTGGTGTCCATTACCAGTATGAGGGCAACTCACAGCAGTTGCCAACTGTCGAAATGGTCAGAGAGGAAGGTGTTGGTTGGAAATACCTAATTACCCAGTTCTTCAAGACTATAATAATACCAGACACAAGTGGCGGTAGCACCACATCCATGATTTGTAAGATAGCTGGAGTGATGGCATAATCCCCATCCTTCGGCACTCTCTTTTTATTTTTTTATTTAATTAGTTGATAATATCATAAAATTCTAATATAACAGAACAACAGTTAATTTTATATTATATGAAAAAATAAGTGTTTATTATGGCAATAATACCGTCGGATTATGTAGATGAAGTAAGACTTGAATTGACCGATATTGATAGTGATTATTTGGGCGACGAAGTCATTTTACACCATTTGAATAAATCTTGGGAATACATCAATCAATTGGCGGACGTCTCTAATTATAGTGATGATGTTTTGAAATATGCGTTGATTTCACTTGCTTCTTATTCGACTTATCTTGCTTGGACGACTACCGCAGAAAGGATGTTTGACAATGCACCAAATATGGTAAATCAAACAAAATTGGAAGCTTTGAAGAAAGAGGCTTTAAAGTGGTTGAAATTGATTAGTGATTATCCATTGACAGAGGATTTGTTAGTTGATGATGTCGAAGATTACATTATATTTAACGTTGGATTAACTTATTCGGTGGTGGATGAGGACTATGTTTAATTTGAAGAAAATCACATTGAAAATTTCAAAAGAACTTGCACACAAAAAGAAAGTCGGTGAGGCAATCTTAACACATCAAAAAATCAGACGTGCATCTGACGAAGTCGTTGAATTATGGAAAAAAATGATACCACAACATTTCGATAGGAGGGAAGTTATTTATGGTCATTCAAATACTGGGGCTTTGGCGAATTCACTCAAATTTACAACGAGGCGAAAAGGTGATGAAATAATTATGGACTTTTTCAGCGATGTTAAGTCGCATAGGGGAGACAAAAAACCAAGAAATTATTTGACAATATTGATAACGAATAATTTAACACCAAGTATAGGTGCTTATAATGTTAAGTTAGACAAAAGAATGAAATACGGTATTTGGAGGGGCATTCCTTCATCATATTGGGAAAACTTCTCAAATAATTATGCTAATGCTTTATCGACTTTATTTGAAAAGAAAATGAGGTTGGTTGTTGATATTGCCGATTTAGAAATTACAAAGGTCAGCGGATATGTGGAGGTGTGAAATATGGTTGAATTTGAGAGGTTTGTTTCGGACTTGGAAGAAATTTTGGAAGAAGGTGGTTATACAGTTTATACAGAGCCGTCTGACAAATTACCAAAACCATATGAAACAATATATCTCATTCTTGACGAAATACAAATAAATTTAATTTCAATAAAAAGTTATGAGTTGCTCGTTAATGTCTCACTCATATTTGGTTCATCACCAGATACTGAAACTACTAAACAAATAGATAGAATAATTTATGAAATTAAAAAAATTATAAATTTAATAGAAAGCGATGATGTCATGAGTAATAAATTAAAATTTGTTGATTGTTCGATAGATTTAAATGGAATAACTTATATAGTGAGAATTAATTATATGTTTAGAGATATAATGGAGGTGTAAAAAGATATGACATTGTTAAGAGGATTTGGTTGGGGCATTGAAGGTTCGTTTGGAGGAGGAGCTACGTCGATACGTGGCTACAAATTGACGAGTGTTAGCGTGAATAAAGAAGATGGAACTATTGTTGAAGAGACGATTGACGACCTTTTGGCAAATGTGTATTTTGGCAGAACGAGGATAACTGGAAGTTTCGAGGGTTCATTCAGATATAATAGCGTTGTTGAGCCATTCTATGCATTGTTTGGTAAGATAACAACTTCGGGAACGGAAGCACCATATACGCATACTTTCGATGAATTCGACACGCCAAAGTCGATGGAATTCCATTTGATAGAAAGTTCGACAAACATGTGGGAAGTCGAAGGGGTTATACCAACTTCTATTGAAATTAATTGCGAAGCACGTGAAATAATTAAAATTTCTGGTGAATATGTTGCAAAGGAAATTGTCTATACAACCCCAGCGGTTGAGCCAACATATACGGATGACACACCACTCGTATTCTATAATGCCAAAATTTACAAAGATGCTGGTGCAACGGATGAAATTACAGATGTAAGTTCATTGACACTTTCAATTGAAAGAAGTATTGACGATGACTATTATGTTCTTGGAAACGCACATTTATACGGAATTAAAGAGGATGGTGGAGCTAACATTTCGGGAACTATACGACTTACAGAAAACAACCTTGAAGAATTGAGATTGGCTCTGTTTGGCAATAGGACTGGTGCTGATACAATGAATACGAATTTGCCAACGACTTATCTTGTCGGTGAAGCAAAGAGTGGCGATTACGGATTTAAATTCTCAATACCAATAGTCGTCTATCAAACTGGTGGCGTTGAATTGAGTGGTAGAGATGCAGTCGAACGTGAAATTTCATTCAGAGTGGCAAAGAACACAGCTTCAACACCATTCACAATGGAGATATACAATGAGGTGGCTTCATACTGATGGGGGTGATTAATTAAATGGCGTCAATTTATAAATACATAAAAAAGTTGGCAACAACTCAAATACCAGTTGATATACAGTCTTTGTTGAAAGATATAAATACGACAACTCTCATTGATGTCGCTTCGATAGACGCTGGTGGTAGTGCCGTAAGTTCATCAATTGACGTAAGTGGATACAGAAAGGCGACTTTGACTGTTAAAATTACATATGGTGATACTGCGACTGATGGCATAACCGTCAATTTATATACGTCGCCAGATGGAACAAATTTTGACACCGTCGCTTACTTTACATTTGACCCGAATTTCTCTGCTGGTGCAACTGTTCAGCAAACAAAGTTGGTTGATGGTCTGTTGGCAAAATACATAAAGGTCGAAGTTGTTAATAAAGACGGTGCAAATGGGCAAGGAAGTTGTAATGTCAAAATAAATTTGCCAACAGGTTTTGAGTAAGGAGGTAATTTATGACGTGGAATAAAGTCCCACTACCAGACAAATGCGTTGAACTTATTGGAGGCTATATAAACACAAATCAAGACGTAAATTTCACATCGGATGAATTCACAATAATGGTAAGGTGTGCGTTTGAAGACCCATTCCACAACAACTTCCAAAACATTATTTATAAATCAGACAACGCATGGAAACTCTCTTATGTTTATGGCAGACCATACGCATTGATGAAAAATAGTGATGGGCAAACATTCGCAAATTATTTGACAACTGAAATAAATTTCCAAACGGAAGACACGGGCGACATCGGAAAATGGCATTGGTTCTCCGTTGTTTATGATGGCGAGTGCATGACTGGTTATTATAATAACGAAGTTATGAATGTGGTGATAACAGCAAGTGGGACACCAGCTTTAATTTCTAACAATGTTTTGGTTGGGAAATACGGCACGACTGATTATGTCTTTATTGGCAAAGTTTCAGATGTCTTCATTGTTGATAGGGCAATTAGTGTGAGTGAATTAAATAAAATTATTTATTATGAGACAGAACCTTATGATACGTTAATTTCACTTAAAAACGAAGATATTACAGCTGATGGTTGGAGAGATGCCACATTTGTTGGTAATGCTATACCAAAACAAAGAAATAGTAGTGGCATCTATGTTGAATTATAAGGGTGATTAAAGTTGCCATCAATTTTATTCGTAAATACACGGGACGGAACAATAACACAAGACGAATTAAATGGAATATTAACGAAGTTAAGTAGTGTTAAGAAGTTTGATGATTTGTTAATTGCGACACACATTCCAATTATACAGTATTCTGGACATTCTGATATGTTTATTGAAAATTATGAACAACTTGCTTATGCTGTTAGTGAATATAATGTCGTTGGTTTTATTTCGGCTCATGACCACAATGTCGTTGGGTTGATTGAAGGTGATGAAATACCACAATTGGGTTCTGATTGCGTGTTGCGTTTAGATTTTGATGAAGGTAGCGGAAATACAGTTTATGATAAATCTCCTTATAGAAATAATGGAACTATTTACGGTGCGTCTTGGGTTGATGGTAAGTATGGGAAGGCGTTGAGCTTTGACGGTGAGGATGATTATGTGGAAGTGCCCAATTCGGAGAGTTTGGATATTACTGATGCGATTACGGTTGAGGTGTGGGTGAAACCAACAGTTGAACCAAGAGATTATAATATGATGTTTATCCAAAAAGGAGACGATACGAGTAATGATAGAACATTCTATATTTACAACAGAGGTGTAAGCGATGAGTTGCACTTTGGTGGATATGATTCTTTAGGGAATCTTCATCTCGTGAGATTTAGTATGCCTTCAGATTACAAAAATGGAGTATGGAGTTATTTAGTTCTTGTAAAGGATAGTAATGGACTTCGGGCATATTATAATGGGATGTTAAAAGGTTTTGATGATACATTTACAGAAAATATGAGAAGTAATACAGACCCAGTTATGATTGGAGTGGCGGGTACTTTACTTTACTTCAACGGCATCATCGACGAAGTCCGCATCTACAACCGAGCTTTAAGTGAAGAAGAAATTAAGGCACACTTTATCAGAGGAGCAATTCCACGATTTTCTGGGACAATACCACAATATTCATCACTTCATGGTAGTTATGAGGCGGAGGACTATGTTGGTTCTGGTGGAACTGTTGTCAATGATAGCGATGCCTCTGGTGGCAAAGCCGTAAGCCACGATGGGTCATCAAGCCCCACACAAATGGTCTATTTCACCCTCTCAAACCTCACATCTCAACATTATTATGTTATAAGATTTAGAGGTAAAAGTGCAAGTAATGTTTCAAATTCTATGAAGTTAAAAATAAACGACACAACCGATAATATATTAATTAAAGATTTAATGTATATTTCAACTTCGCCATCTTATCAATGGTCATTTTATTATCCATTCGTTATACAAGACGGCTCACACACATATTCATTTGAAATAACGGCTGAAAATATTGGTGATGACATTACAAGATACGTCGATGTGATTGAAATTTACGATTGTGGGGACACACTATTCAGAGAATTCGAAGCAGAGGATTATGTGAGTGGCGATGGGTCGGTTGTGTCAGATAGTGATGCATCATGTGGTGAAGCCGTTGCACATACATCCACCTCAAATGCCGAAATGATGGCTTTCACAACCAATGAATTTAAAGCTGGTAAATATTTGATGACTTGGAGGGCACGTTCTCCTTCGGGTGCATTAACAGAAAGTATTGGTTTATGTGTATATGATATGACAACGAGTAGTTATGTAATGAACTACGTATATAGAGACACAGACACATCATATAAATGGGTTCAACCAGTTGAATTTACAATCCCAAATGACACACATACATATTTGATAAAAGCAATTGTCAATAATTTAGATGGTAATGAAAAAAGATTGGATGTAATTAGAATTTACTCATTAGACACGGGTCGTCCAGTCAAACAAATTTATACAAGAAGAGCCGATGGTAGTTGGGGCGTTGATAGTGGTCATTCAAAACTAATATTAAATAATGATGGGTCATTTACATTTTATACACAAAAATTCGAGGGAGGGTTGTTAAGAGATAAAGTTGAAATATGAGTATGAATAAATTTAAATAATTAAAAATAATAAGAATTGAGAGGTGATGTTGATGGCAAAACTTTCAAAAAATAGGTTTTATGTTGGTGATGGTGGATTTAATTTAACGGCGAATATTGGTGTTAATTTGTCAAATTATGGTGATGACCTTGATGCAAAATTTGTAATAAAAAGTAGATATGGTGGCGGACTAATTCAATATAGTTGTAGCAATTGTTCAATAACGGATTATAATAATGGCGTCATTACAATAACTTTGCCTTCATTATTTTTTGCGACATCTGGGCATTTTGATGGCTTCATCATAATTTACGATAGTAGTGGCGAACAACTTACAACAATTGAACTTGGCGATATTTACGTTGGCGAAAAAATAACTGGGGTTTCGAATTTCGACGATGAAACTGTTTATCACCCATCTGTGGCAAATGTCGTAATTCAAAAAGTTGATAATCTTGTTTTAGCGAAGAAATATGATGAGACGACAAATACATGGACTTTGGTTGATAGTGGTGTTGCTGGGCAAGATGACAACGACGTCTTTGATTATGTTTTTGACAATTACAATGGTTTGATTTTCATAAAAGGTGGCACATATACGGAGCTTTCTGGTTTGACACCTCAATCAAATTCGATAATAGTGGGCGAAGGTGTTGATAAGACAATTCTTGATTTCGCCGATGAAAGCGACTTTTTATTGTATAATCCAGATATAACATTCCGTGATTTTACAATTGAAGGGCGATTTTTCATAAATAACAGTAGAATGAAATTTTATAATATCAAAAATACTTGCGATGAAACGAGATTGGGTGCATTTACAATTTGGACAACCAATGACAACATAATTGAAGATATAGTTTTCATGAATTGTTATGCACACGAATGTGGCACGTTTGGATTTTATAATACTGGTGATGGTGATGTCAGAGAAATACGAAATGTGAGGTATATAGATTGCCATGCATATAAGTGTGGTTATTCAACTCGTTTTTCAGATTGGATTGTTGGGTTTGATGTCGCTGAATATCTTACTGCGATTGAAGATTGTGTTTTGATTGGTTGTAGTGCGAATTATTCGTGGGAAAGTGGATTTCATTTAGAAGATGCACCAAATAAAACAAATGTAATGTTTTTAGGTTGTATTTCTGAATATAATGGTCAAAAACCAAGTGCAAATTACGGTGCTGGTTTCTTGGTTTCAAGTGGTGTTTCATTATATAATTGTCAAACAAAAGGAAATGCAGTTGCTGGTATCAGATTTAACAACAATAAAGAGAGTTGCCCACTAATTATAAGCGATTGTAAGGACGAAGGAAGTTATATATCATTACATGGTTGGGGCAACCCATCATCTGGTGAAGTTTTCATAAAGAATTTCACATCTGTAAGTTCGACTTATTTGGCAGTTGAACTTCTTTCGACAAACAATATATTTGTTGATGGTCTCAATATAATTGACCCAGCTGGTGATGGTGATATTTGCACGTTGTTTGGCAACGCAACATATCCAATTGACAATTGTAGAGTAAGAGGATTAAATGCAATCGGCGGACAAAGTCCAAAGGTAATTTATACGGCTTCGTCAAATAATTTGTATTTCGAAGGTTATATTAACACTTCACAAACATATCCATTTTATAACGATGGAAGCACAAATGTAGAAGTTGAATTAAGTGGTTCTTATATTTCCAAAAACAACGGCGTTTTGACGACAGATGGTGATGGTGTCAAAGAACAATTTGAAATAACACATGGACTGTCATCAACCCCATCGATAATAAATGTTTGGAAAGAAATTGACAATTTACCAGACATAGATTATATAACTGCCGATGCAACTAAAATTTACGTCAATTTTGTTTCAGCACCAGCGAATGGAAGTGATAATGTTAAATTGGGTTGGTATGCTCATATATGATTTATTTATTCAAAACATTTAAATAAGTTAAATTTTTTAATAATTAATTAGCTACACACCTCGATGTGTCTCTTGGAGGCATAAATGAGAGGCTGTGATTATAATTTGTCGGAGGTTTGTGCGATGGAAGGAGATATGGTTGAAATAAAGTTGGACGAAAATAGAATTGTTAAGATTAAGTTGCCAAAGGGTCAAATTGGTATAAAACATGCGATTTTGTCTGCAAAATTATCTTCATTGCTTGTTGATATTGGGGATGTTGGTGAAGAAATTGTTATACCACCAGAAATATTTGATAAAATTGAGCCGATTTTAGATAGATGGGTTGAAGAGGTTTTACCAAATATTTTAGTCGATTGTAAAATTGACGACCTCTATGGTGAAGACATCCTAAATATATTTACGGAACTCGTTAGGATATCGGGTGAGAGACAGCAATACTTTCAAACATCTCGTGGATGAATTTGAGGAATTATCTATGATGGTTGCATATGTTAGTAAGGAATGTGGAATTAGACCATCAGAAATAGTTGAATTTGACGAAGATACATATTGGTTTGATAAATTATTTTATGATTTCAACATAATGTTAAAATATGAAGAAAGAATTAATAAGGAGATTGATAAGAAATGCCACTCAATAAACAAGCGATATTAAGGTTGAAATTTGTATTAGAAAATTTGAAGAGCCTTGATGCCATTAAGGGCAAATTAGCGGAGGTGAAAACCTCTGCCATTTCAACTTCATCTGGTTTTGAAAAATTGCGTGGTGTTGGTAGAGGTGTTGCGGAAAGTTTTGGTTTTATAACGCCCGAAATTATTGCTGTTAATCAACGTTATGCAATGCAAATTGAAGAAATTAAAAGTCGCCATGCCAAATTAAGGGAAAGTGCAGTTGAACTTTCACATAAATATGCGTTGTTAAAAAGAACAATTAGAGAAGAACAAAAACAACTTTCTGCTTACCCAGATATTGTATCAGATATTGAAATGCATAAAAGACAACTATATAGTGTAAGAACAGAATTGGCAAAAATAACACCGCAATATAAAACATATACTCATTTGGTCAAAAATACAACGGAAATTGAAAAGAGAGCGACACAAGAGAAGCGAAGGCAAGTTTTCACAACGAGATATTGGGGGTCTGTGTTCGAAAATTGGCTTGGGAAAATACATGGGCGACAAGAGGAACTGTCTAAAATTGAAGATAGGAGAGAGAGGCAAACAAGAGCCTTGACATATGCTTCCATGAGGCTCGGTAAGGCACAACAGTTCCTCGTTTCGGCACAGATGTCCTTGCTTGGCGTGTTCTTCTCACTATTCTCTGCTTTCTTCTTCTTACGAACTGGTTTTACTTCGTTAATTTCGCCAATTACTGATTTAGATACGGCTATTAATTCACTTGTTCTTGGATTTATATTTGGCGATGAAAATACAAAGAAATTGGCATCTTCAATACTTGGTCTTGGTAAAGACACAGATGATACGGAAAAGAAAACAAATAAATTAATCGACGCATGGAAAACGTGGCAAAGTATAACGGCAACAGCAAAAGTCGTCTCACTCTCTATTGCAGTTGGAATTTTGGGCGATGAAGAAGTTAAACAAAAATTAGGTGAAATAAAAACCAAATTGATTGAAATTGCTGGTGATGAAGAAACACGCAATGCTGTTAAAAATCTATTTTTGACAATGCTTAATATGTTGCAAGAATTGTTGAAAAATTTGCCAAGTATAATAAATTGGTTTAATTCGATGCTCGGAATTTTGCAACCAATTTTGGGAACTGTTGTCAAATTATCAATATTTGCCATGATATTTATGATACCACTTGCCATAATTGGGATGTTAGTAAATCAAATTATAATTTTGATAGGTGTTCTTGGTAAATTACTATTGTGGCTAACTGGTGCTGATAACAGATTAGTCAAATTTTTGGCAAAGACAAAGGAAACTGGTCTTTTAACTATTGCAATGAATAAACTCAAAGAAGCAATTAAAGGGGTAGGTTTAGCATCAAAGTTGTTTAGTCCATACACCCTCATATTGACGGGTCTAATTATATTATTTGCAATTCTATACAAAAAGAGCGACAAATTCAGAGAGGTCATTCAAAAAATAGTTAATAAATTCAAGGAATTTGGCAAAACTATTAAAGAACACTTACCATTCCTTAATTTACTTGGTTCAATCTTTGGTGTCGCTGGTGGTGTTTTCAAGGGCATAATTGGTAAAGGTGTTGGTGAGGCATTCATAGGTGGTAATATTGGCGAAGCGATTGACAAAAAGTTGCAAAATGAAATTGGTAAGAGAACAATAACAGAAATTGGTGGTGGTGGAAATGTTAATCAACAGTCTTCACAAATTATCAACGAAACAATAATAATGCATAATGACATAGATAATATTCATGATATTGATGAATTAACAAATACATTAACAAAATCTGTTAGATATAGGAGTAGTGATGCCGTATGACGACAACTTTCTATAAATATGATGATGAAACTGTATATGTTGAAGTGAAATTGAAGAGGGCGAGAATAACGAGGCAGTTCGCCGTCTCGAATTTCCCACGTTTTAATTTGCCACCACTCTCATATCCAAGAGGTATGGAACGTGAATATTATGATTTGTCATTTTCAATCACAAATATTGATGATTTAAATAAAATTTATGAAATTTTCAAATACGGCACAAATATGGTTTATTTGTCAAGCGACGACGATATAATACCAGAACAAACAAAACAACCATTTGTTATTGAACGATTTTATGTTGAACAACGTGGTGGGCAATACAATATTTGGGAAGTTTCAACGACAATTTTGAGAGCTTGGGAGGTGGTTGAAGAATAATGACGTTGCGTTATCATATTCTTGATGGCGACACTTACAAATATCTTGGCGAAGCTCTCAACTTCAAATATAGCAGAGGACTTGGCAAACTTGAACTTTGCACTTTCACAACATATAAAATACCAGAGTTGAAAGTTGGCAATGACGTCAATATTGTGATTTCAGACGACAAATACAATTGGTATGAATTGATGAGTGGATATATTCAAAAAATAACCGAAAAAGATGATTTGTATAGTGTTGAAGTTGTTGCCAAAACAATAGATTTAAAAAATGAAATGTTTAGACAGTCGCAATACATACTTTTGGACTTTGAAGATTATACAGAAGGCGAAACGCCTGATAAGACTGATGGTAATTGGGATTTAAGTTCAACAACATTATCAGATGCAATTGATGTAAGAATTAAATCAAATTTATCGTTTAGTGATGTTGGCAAAAATACGCTGTTATTCAAAGATTTAGACACAAACGATAATTATTATGTTGAATATTCACATGGTGTTGAAGAGGTTTTGAAAGGGGTAATTTCGTTTGGTGTCTATATCGCACAGCTACATGAAATTTCAACTGATGTTGCAGTCCATTATTTTTCAGTTGATTTTGGGTCATCTGGGACTGGTCTCACATTTTCGTTTAGGAAAAACGCAACTACTTATGATGTTGAAATGAAAATAGAAAGTGGGGCGACATCATCTGGTTGGATAACTATTTACGATATGTCATCAACTGGGTATTCTATTGGTAAATTTTTCAATATAACAGCATATTTCGATTATAATAACGATAGTTTGGCAGTTTATGTTAATGGCGAAAAAATATATGAAAATTCATCATTTTCATTTGATGTTGGTGGGTCTTCAAAACTGATATTTGGTTCTGCAACATCTTATATTAGTGTATTCCTCTATGATAATATTGTTGTATATGATTTAACGGAACATATTTCAAACCCGTCCTCTAATTATATAAGGACAAAACCACTATTCAATCAAGAGACCGCAGACCGTCTTCTTTACTATCTTGGTTATGATGGGTGGTCATATTATGGAAATGAAGATTTGTTTGACGATTATGCAATTAATATTTCGACAACTAACAATTCGAAATATTTTATGACTTCAAAAATTTTGAGAGGTTGCGTTGGTATAAAACATTACAAATATGATAGTTTTAACAAAATTTTATATGTTGGCAAAGCCCAAGATGACACAACATTAAAATTACAATTGAAATTCAACGAAGGCGATGGAACAACGGCATATGACGGCTCTAATTATAATAACGATGGAACGATAAATGGTGCAAAATGGGTCGAAGGTAAATATGGTTGGGCATTGGAATTCGACGGAACTAATGATTATGTTGTTGTTTCAGATGATAGTAGTCTTGATATTACGGACGCTCTTACGATTTCGGCTTGGTTAAGACCAACTGACATAACAACAAATGCAACTTACACTATTTTGAGAAAAGACGAAAGTTATCGCATTTCTTTCCAAAATAACGGACAAACTCTTTCATTTGGTTTGTGGGATAGTGGTGGAACTTTAAACGAACTTGATGTTTCTATTGACAGCGAAGAAATTGTCGATGGTAGATGGCATTTAGTGGTTGCGACTTACGACGGTTCATTTATGAAGTTATATTTAGATGGCAAATTAATTGGATATAAAGAAGATATTTTTTCGATACAATCAACTGCAAACGACTTGTATATCGGTAGTAATGGTGGGTCATCCGAATTTTACAAAGGTTATATGGACGAAATACGAATTTACGCAAAGACATTTGACGAAGATATGGTCAGCGACTTGTATAAATTTGGTGAATACTATTTGACTGTCGATTATGATGAAGACTATTGTAAAATTGGCGAAACAAATGGTTTGATGACTGTAAATGAAAAAAGAAAGGTTTTGAGTAGTGATGAACAATATAACAAAATCACAATAACTGGTTATAATAAATCGAGGTTGCCAATATCGGCAAGTGCTGGTGAGGGCAAACCCGAAAAAACATTTTATTATGAGGAAATAGCAACAAAGAGTGAATTAGAGAAGTTGGCTGATGAAGTCCTCAATTACTACAAGAAACAAAGTGGTTATGAGGTTGAGGGAACATTTTACTGCTATGACCACACAAAAAGACCAAAGAAACTGCTACTCGAAACTACATCAAACATCGAACTCATCCAAAGCACTTACCCCATCACACTCCACACCAAGTTAATCCCCCTTGCCCAACCATGTTCTCTCTTTACTGTGTATAATTCATATAATTTATCAATAGAAAATAACAAAATCGTATTCAGATATTACGACGGCTCAAATGTAAATGTCGTCCAATCCGATGACATATCTTCATTAATAAATAAAAACGAACCAATTTCAATAACTTTGATGATTAGTGAAAATAAAGAAATTTCAGTTTATGTTGATAAAGTCGAAGTTATTAACTTTACGGCATCAACTATGCAAAAGATAACGAACTCTGATATATATTATGGATATATGTTGTTCCCAACAGTTGGGTCAATAGCAACCCATCAATTTTTATATGAACTTTACATTTCAACTGACGTAAATAAAGATTTGTTGCCAAGAATATTTGATGGCGACTATCCAATGAGAAATGCGGTTGTTTTACTAACTCCATATACAGTTGATAAAACAGATGAAATTTGGTATAATGCACTTTATCAGCGACCATATGTGTTTGGTTTGGTTGCCGATTTGCATATTGGTCAAAGTAATGGATATTATGATTACAATAAAAAATTGTCAAGAAAAATGTTGCTTGGCAAAACCGACTACAATATTTATTTAGGCGACTTATTTGAAGATACAACTGACGATAGAAATGACTTCATAAATACATTCAAAAATTTGGAGGCAAAAGAACAGATATTTGTTTGGGGCAACCACGATTATGGCGATGGCACTAATTATACAACTCACAAAACAAAACTTGAAAATAATGGCTTCAACGCAACACAACCTTATCTTTTACAGTTCAATGATAACAGATGGTTTGACTTGACAAATGTCTATGAAATTGTTGATTATGACACGGAAAATTACATTGGCGTTGAATTTGATGGTTCTGAACGTTATGACTTTACAAACAACGAAACATATTATACATTTACACACAAATTAACAATTGAGACAACCGTTGTTCCAGATGATATTACAAATATAACTGGTATTGTCCAAAAAGTTTTGAATTTTGGATTGGACTTTAAAGACGGCGTTTTGAGATTTAGCATTTATGACCAATCATCAAATTCACATGTGTTAGAAAGCGATGAAAATGTTTTTGAAGTTGGTAAAAAATACGACATAAAATGCATTTATGAAGACCAAAAATTAAAGATGTATATAAATGGTTCGTTGCACAAAGAAATGGATTTACCAAACGACATTTATATACCAGACAATACAGAGACAATATATGTTGGGTCTGCTGGTTCATCTGGAAGTGCGTATTTCAAAGGCAAAATCTACAAACTCATAGTCAAAAACAAAAATGACGAAATTGTCTTAAATCTTGATAAAAATTCGGCGTCTAATTATAATTGGTATGATATTTCGCCGATAAGAAACCATCCGACCAAAAACGGCTCACCGTCCATCTCACAATACAACAAAGCCTATTTGATAAATGGAACATCCGATTACATTCAAATTGAAGACCCACAAAATTACGAAAATGACTTCACAATTGAATTGATGTTTAAGTTGCACAGTATTACTGGTTCTGATGTGATTGCGTGGTGTTCTGCGTCTGATTACACAAATAAAAGGTGGTATTTGGCAACACGTTTGAATAGATTAGCATTTTACATTTATGAAGATGATGCAACAGCTCATATGATAGTTGGCAACCAAACACTTGAAACTGACAAAATTTACAAAGTTCATCTTGTTAGAAAAGGAACAAAAGCTTATATTTACATAAATGGCGAACTTGACAACGAAATTGATTTGTATAATTTGTTTTCACTAAACAGCTCATCCACCTCTTACATTTATATTGGTAGTGAAATTGGCGTCGCACCAGCCGACATGACATTCTATTCACTTAAAATTTTCCCATATGGATTTACTGAAAACCAAGTAAGATATTCGCAATTTGCTTCGCTATTGAACCCAGTTGTTGATTTGAGTGAATATGATGTGCATGACAACTACATGATAGATAATGCAAAACAGGTGAAGATTTCAAATATAACGGGTGGTGTTCAAGTCGTCGATGGCGACAACATCAAAATTGATGGCATCAACACAGTTAGAGAGGCAACCCATGTAAGATTTAACAAACAAATCTATCCAATTGACAAAATTGAATATGAAAGTAATAAGAATTCGATAAAATATTGGTTTGACACAAAGAAAGTTGAAATAGGCGAAATCTTCCTATCGATGTTAAAAGAAATAGAGTGAATTTGCTTCTTCTTTTTAATTTAATTTATATATTTAGTCGAATTTAGAAAACGTTATGCGTCATTGGAAAATATATGAAATTTCGCCATAGAGGGCAGGTTAGAAAATTTCGAATGGTTTTATACTTACCACCTATCTAACCCCCTCTCAAATCGCAAAAATTTGCTATTTCTGGGCAAATTCTCAAATGAGTTTAGACCAAATTTTCAACTTTTCAATCTCCAAACATAAGTTTAAACTAATTTCGTATGGTATCAAACTACGGAGAGCCTTCCTCATTGGTGATGGTGGCAGTTTCCATTTACCATAACATTTTTTATTATCGCATTTAAATTTTGGAAAATTGCCCCACAAATAACGACTTCCACATTTCTGCCTGTATTCACCAAAAACTGGATTGAGATATTTAACAGCACCACGAACATTTTCAACAACCCATATATGTGGTTCAAGCATATCTATGGCATCTTTTGTAGCATAAACAAGTTCCATTGCCCCATCAATATCAACTTCATCTTTACCATACCAGGGCATACTGTCCTTGCTGAATTCATCACATGGTGGAGATGCAAGAATGACATCAAAATGTGTTTTCTTTAATGGTAATTTTCTAACATCTGCTTGAATTGTTGGTTTAAACATTCTATCAATATCAATTGTTATAACTTCATGTCCTCTCTCAACAAATGCTTTACTAAAACCACCCAAGCCAGAAAATAAATCAAGAACTTTCAATGTTGTATTTACTCCGTGATTTGCTGTCATATCTTTACACCCCATCAACACTACATTTTACAAATATATAAATTGTTTGAACACCAAAAACTTTATAATATATTCAAATGTAAAAGTCATAATATGAGATTGATTGGATATATGTTAAGGAAAGTGTTTAACGCATTCAAAGTAAGGAAATACTATGTAATCAAACCAGAAAGTCTCAATACAAAGAAATTTTTTATTCACATAAGAAAAAGATATCTTGATGTCAAATACAGAACCTGTGATTACAAAGAATTTGAGTTTTTTGTAAAAGTGGTCAGACCAATTTTCAAAGATTTAATAAAATACAAAAGAGATTATTTCGATTGCGACGACTTTGCACAGATGTTTTGTTCATTGACAAAGTTGTTTTTGAAAATAAATGCGATTGGAATTGCAGAGGGCTACCACAACAGAGAAAGACATAGATGGAACATTTTTATTGACAAAGACTACAACATTTACTTCGTTGAACCACAAACGTGTAAAATTATGAAGATAGATGAGGCGACTAATTACTTATGTGATTACGTAGAATTATGAAAAAAACTTTTATATTATGTGTGCAAATAAATTGATTGGTGATTTGTATGGTCGATGAAAACCCACTTTGGTTGCCAAAAGGAAGTGTTCGTAGCATAATAGCATTGTCGTTGGTATTTACGACTTGTTATCTTGTGGTTTTCGTTGGTGATATACCAGAGGCTTTACTCGGTCTCGTTGGTGCTGTAATTGGTTTTTATTTCAAGGTGAGAGAGGGGTGATGTGTGTTGTTAGAAAGTATTGAAAAAAGAGTTGAAGAACTTGAAGAAAAATATGAAGAAATAACAAATCGGATTTTTGGTTTTGAAAAACAAATTTTAAGTCAGTTTGGTTCATTGTCTGCAAAAATTGACGTCCTTTCGGAAAAAGTTGAACAAATAAATAAAACACAAGAAAATTCACTTAATAGAACTTGGGCAATCGTAATGACAATTCTCACAGCAATGTTGTCCTTTTCATTTGGAGTAATAATAAGTTTCTTTTTTGTAAAATAAAATTAAAAATTATTTTTTGGAATGTGAGTGTGAAAGAAGACACATTAACTCACTTTCAATACTATCTCTCATATAACCCCATGAAATTTTCCCTTCTTTCCAAAATTCAATTAACATTGTAATTCTACCAAGAAAATAAGATATTCGTTGTTGTTCTTCACCTTCCAAATAAATCACCACCTCAACTTGAACTTGTCGAATTTGAAGTAATAGATGTTTCAATATATGGTGCAATCATGAACATTCCTTCGACCCCATCTATCTCAATTCCATATATGTCGTTTGTATAATATTTCAATAGAAGTTTCACATCTTTATTTTCATAATCTATGTCAAGTATTTCCAAAATTCTGATAATATCGTTGTAATTTAACAACCTTTTTGTTGTGTTTTTTGCAATTGCGATGAATTCACCAATGAACTCCTTTGGCAACACCATATAACATTCGAATACAATACCCAATGTATATAGGTTGTCATCTCTATCAAAGTCTTCTCTTGTTGTATAGAAAATTGTTCTTCTAACACCATTGCCAATGCAATTTTCCAACATACCATTTAATTTGACCCAACCATTGTCAAATAACTTTTGTTCAACTTCTTCTTTCTTCATCATAAATTACCACCTCTTTTTCTGAAAACCATATCATCTGGAAGTTTTGCAATGCATTGAAATATCTAAATTTTTTCATCTTCATTGTCATATTTATACATCCGTAGCAAATACATCAAATTAGAGATATGTTTCCCAACATAATTTAACAATTTACTATCACGAATTTCTAATTTTTCTTCGATAAAGGCGTCATTTGACATCAATATCAAAGAACATTCTGAAATTGCATTTAAAATATCATCAATACTGTATTTATTCACTTTCACCATGAATTCTCACCTTCTTTTTTAAAAATTGAAAAAACTCTACCACATTTTCGACAACGGAATTGATATTCAATTTCATCATCCATCAAATCTCTTGGATAAATATTCAGCACCTCAACATAATTATCACCACACCTCACACACCTCACTTTACGAGTTATCATTGCCATTTTCATCACACACCTCCTTCTCTAACGAAACGTTGCAATCAAAAAACAATATTGTCAATTTAACAGTATGGTTTTCAAATCTTAAACTCTGTCCATCAAATTTGATAACCACCCACTCTTCGTTGTTCAAAATTTCATTGACTTCCTCACTAATAATGTTGTCAATAATAATTTTACCCACACAAATCACCCATCTCTATTATTCACCAATAAGGTTTTTAATCTTTTCTATGTGGCTACGTAAGTCGAATTCATCGCCCAATAACATTTTCAATTCCTTTATTTCTTTGTGAGCCATTTTTTCAATATCATCAATGTTATAATTACACAATATTATTTTTTCATTAAGTTTCCTATATAACACGGACACAACACTTATCTTTGCAATTTCAAGTTCATTCTCAATCATCATTTCCTTATCTTTCTTTAACCTATACAATTCATGTGTGAGCATTTGAAATTCATCTATCATATTTTCAATTCGTCTATAAATATCTCTTTCATTTGCATAGAGAACAAGGTATTTTGCTTGTAAATATTGTAAATCGTCCAAAGTTGCCTCATTTGTAAGTATATCTCTCAACAATTCATTGACAGTCTTCTTTTCAGTTGTCATTCTCAAAACCAATTTTTCGTAAATATCTTTTGGCAAATCTATTGTAATTCGTTTTGTCTGATAATTTCGGTTTCGTTTTGTGTCTTTCACAAATGCCATTTACTCAATCCACCCCGTCAAAACTATTTTTCCTTCACGCATCACTATCATTGAATTTTCTTTCATCTCTCTCAATATACTCATTGTTTTCTTGTAATCCCACCCAACCATCACACAATCTTTAATTAAATCGGACAATTTCATCATATTGTTATTTTCTTTCAACATCTTCACTATAATTCTGTGTTCCGAACCCAATACTATTTGACGTCTCCAAACAAATGATTTGTCCAAAATTCTCTTTAATTCTTTTTCTTCATCAATACTTATCACGATATTTCGCCCAAAGTCTGTTGTTGCCAATGTGTAGCCAAGTGCCAATCTGTCAAATAACAAAACTTCATAAGGATATGTGTTTTTCTTTTTGTAATATTCAATCATGCTTTCGTCAAATTCAATGGATTGTATTGTTTTTAATCTTTGTCTAAATTTGATTATTTCTTTTTGTATTTTGTCCATTTCTTTACCATTTGACTTAACATTTTTTGTTCTATAAATATGGTCAATTAATTCGTCAGCATCTTTCTTTGAAGGATAAAATGCCATAAAGAGAAATCTACGACCAAGACCAGATGATATATCAAAACGTGATGGTTGAATTGCTCCCCAAATTGTGCAGTATGTTGTATAACTAATCTTACCATTTGCAAGTGCTTTATTCACACGACCACTATCCAAAATTGAGAGTAATTGAGTGTCAAGACCATTGCTATTCGCACTTCCAATATGTGTTGTTATTGCTGTGAATTCATCTATTCCAATAATACCAGTTGCAAATTCTTCTACAATTCCTTTTGACCTTTCCCTCAAACCAACGACATTAGTGTAAGTTCCGACCAATCCTGCCTCCGTAATTTTTTGAACAAATACTTTATTAACTGGTAAAATTGGGTTGTCATTTCCTATGAATTGTTCAATGAAAAATGTCTTCATAAATCCAGCTGGTGCAACAAAAATCAAATGTAATCTTGAATTTGGTAATCTACCACCTTCATAATAAATTTTGTTTTCTTGATTTACAAGGTTGAATTCGTGCATTGCAAATGAACTGACGAAATATGGTGAATAAATTTTGTATTTATAGACACCTCTTCGTTCCAACTCGTCATTTATCGCTTCAAGCAACACCATTTTTCATATTCACCTCCTTATTTTTTGTTTTCTCGTCTTAATTATATTCTTCGCAGTTGTCTTACCAATTCCTTTAATTTTCATCAATTCACTTTCACTCATAGTCATTACATCTTCATAAGTGTATTTGCCCAAATCAACTGTCTGTGGTATATCTAATAGTTTCTTAAACAATAAATCTTTTCTCACAAATTTTCTTGATTTAGTTAAACCAACTTTACCTTCATCTGCCTTTTCCATCACTCTCAACATTGTATAGATGGCGTCATTCAAACTTTCAAACCACATTACAGCGACTTCTTCTCTGACAAATAAAGATGCAATATAACCATAAATTTGTTTTAATGGGACATTTAGATATTCATTTGGATGACCATTGATTAAAAGAACACAAAATTTATTTGTTTCCAACATTCTTGCAATTTGACTGTCCAATCTGTGTTTTTTAGTAATTGAAGAAGCCAAATCCATAAATGATTTCCTTTCGACAATACAACATTCACTTTCGTAATCACCACATTCGAGTTTCTTCACCACGACATTATCAAATATTTTTTGGTCTAATGCCACCTTTTCAACAAACATCTTAATGAATTTGTCTTCTCTACTATCAATATATAATGTCTTACGTTTCTCATTCACCATTGACATCACCATCACATTTTAATTCAACAAACATCAGTCTTTCTGGTAATAATTTCCAGCAAAACCATGATGAATTAAACCACACCCTGCCATCATCGTAGTTAATTCTCCTATCAAAAACTAAAACTTCAATCCCATATTTTCTAAATAATTTACCCCGCTCTACACCTTCTAATGTTGTAATGGGTAATAAAAGTGCAAACGGCTTCCCAAGTTCATAACATTTTTTCAAAAATTCTGTTTTTAATGAGTATGGTGGATTTGTAATTATAACATCAAAATCAAAATCAGGAATATCGGTAAGAAAATCAAAATTTCTTTTAACACTTGTTGAAATTACTTTATGACCTCTTTCTCTAAATAATTTTGTTATATTACTCTCACAATCATCTGTGCATTCCCATATCACATAATTTTTTGGTATAAATTTCATTAATGGTTTCACAGCATATTTTGGTGTATAATAATCGTCGTTTTTGTCCCTTTTCACATATTCAATCATTGCCTTTTTTACCAAACAAATCACCTCTATTCACTCTTTCCAACCAAATCAACGTATAGACAACCCAATCACGTGCCTTGTCAATTTTATCTTCTAATTTAACACATCTTGCAACTCTATTAGCCTTCATTACAATTTGATGTTCAATTGTTTCCAAAGGAACTTCATAAACTGGTTCAACCAAATA